GACATTAGGTCTTATGTCCATTTGTGCTTTACCTAATTTAGCATTTTGTGCATTAAGTGCTATGTCTGCTTTATTAGAAGCATTAATAGCTTTTTGTACATTAGTTGTTGTTTCATCAACAGTTCCTAAAGCAGTTTTAAATTGCATTAATGATGAATATGCTTTTTTGTCTTGTAATATAAATTGTAATAATTTTTCTGACTGGAGTTGAGCATTTATTATTTCTTGGTTTTGATTTAATATATCACCTTTGTTTGCATTTGCACTTGCTCTATCTTTATGCTGCTTAATTTTCACAAAATATTGACCAATACTATTGTTTTCTAACATAGTGTTAAATCTACTATTAGCTTGATTTAAAGAATTCCAAAGTGCAACTTCACCTTTGTTTGCTAAATTACCTTTTTGAACTTCTTTAATATTATCATACAATTGCATGTATTTTTTATGTGCAGGTTTGTTTCCTGCTTTTAATTCTTTTTGTGCTAAAGAATAGACTTCGTTGCGTAAATCTCTCCAAGTATTTCCTGCAACATTTGCTTTCATAGATCCAGGAATAGACATATTTAAAAATTTCTTAGGCCATTTATCTGGATTTATCATCCCTAGATTATTAGCAATTACAAAATCATCTAACGATTTTGAGTCATACATTACACTAAGAATTCTTTCCAGTTCTCTTGTATCTATGTCCTTGTCTAAAATATTGTTAAGTCTAAAATCTGCTATTAAATTACTTATCTTTCTTTGACTAGCAGGATTGATGTCTGTATATTTTAAAGAACCAAATCCCTGTTGTATAGAAGCACTAGCAGGATTAATAACATCATCAATAAGAATCTTAGTAAAATCCTCATTTGTAGTGTCTGTTCTTCCCCTAATAATAGCTTTTTCTTCTGCCTCTAACATACCAAAACCAGCAGCACCTTTACCTCTAGTAGTGTTTTTCATAGTTTGTTTAACAGGACTTGTTAGAGTTCTTAATATTTGTCTAGGAACATCTATTACATCATCAATAAATGGAGTAACTTTACTAACTAAAACATTAGCACCTGAAAGAACAGGAGGTATTGCAGCAGAAATAGCTGCCATAGTGCCAACCTCTCCTGGATCAATATCTAATTCTTCTTGTCCTTCCATTCTTTGCTCTACCATTTGCAAGTTGGTATCAATACCACCACCAAGTGTTCCAGATACAACACTAGCACCTGTTAATTGTGATGCCCTTTTTGCTATAGTATCGCTTACTAATTTTTTCATAACAAAAGGTGCCGCAGCTTTAGATGCTAATGTTGATGCACCTCCTGTAGCATATATAGAACCTATTGTTATAGGATCAGTTCCAGATTGCAATACAAAATCTGCAGCTTGATTAAGAAAATCACGAGAACCTAAACCTGTCATATCTGTTTTATGAAAAGTGTCGTATTGTTGCGACAGAAGTTTTAAAGTATCATCATCAAAATTAGAAAACCAAAAATTATCTGTTAAACCTTGATATGCAGTTTTAGTCATAGCATTAGTAAAATCATTATATTTTTCAAAATAATGTTCTGTTAAAGCTGAGTCTGTACCTGTCCAATTATTGCCAGTTTCTTGTTTATAGAATTTTCTATGAGCATTAACCCAATCATTATCAAATGATAATTCTTGGTAAGTCATTTCATATTTACCATCTAAAGATTTAAGAATTTTTTTTATAAGTTTTTTTTGTTCAGCACCTTCAGAAGTTTTCCAATACGGATGTTTTTTGGGTAAATCTTTTAATAACAAATCTGTACCTTCATCGTTAATTCCAATAGATGTATTGTTTAATTCATCTAACGCAGAATACAATGTTGTTCTTTTTTGTTTTCTTTGATTTATTTCATCCCTAGAAAAATCAGGATCTGGAGTTACAAAATCTAACGCAACATTTTTTATGTTTTCTAATTGACCTATAGCCATTTAATCTTCCTCATCTTCTTCTGCAATTAATCTAGCTGCATCTACAATACTTATGTTTTGTGTTGTTTCATTTTCAACTGTTAAATCTTGTTGTTTTATTTTGTTATATTTTGCCCAACCATCGTAAATATTGTTGCCATAAATTGCAACTAACTCTTCTCTTGTTCCTACTGATTTAAATGCTTCACTTTCCCAAACTGTTCCGTATCTAGCTAATTTATCTGGTGATGTATCTCCTCTGTTTGCAAAAGCAGACATTGCTGCATTTAACTCCCATTGTTTAGGATAAACTCCTTTATTCATCTTTAAATAATTACCTATCCATTTATTTTGAAATGCTGTTGCGTTAATTACTTCTTTAGATAAATGCATTGCTTGACCAATTAAAATTTGGTTAGCTTCTGGTGATTTATCATATGATGGCCCACCAGATACCACAAACGCTACATCTTTATCAGAAGCAGAGCCAGATAATTTTTTCATATTATCTAATGCAATATTGTTAAATTCTGCTAATAAAACTTCACTAGAAGAAATTTCACTAATATCACCTTGATATCCTAAAGTTCTTAAAACTCCTTTAATATCTAAAAATGCTTTTTCTAATTTGCCTGTTCGACCACCTGCTTCATAGGCTTTTATAATATTATCATAACTTTGTAAAGCACTACTGGCTGTGTCAGCTTTTTCATTTAAATTAGCAACTGCTGTATTAGTGTATTCAATATCATTTTTTGCTGCTGCAACAGTTATTTTTTGTTTTGATGTTTCTCTTTTGTTTTGATCTTCTCTTTCAACTGCTTCAGAATATGTATACAATTCACCTGTTGCAGGATTAATCATTTTTTCTATTTCTGCAATTTTTTCAGCATACGATTTTTCACCTTGATTATTTTTTGAATCCCAATCTTGACTCCATTTAAGAACTGCTTCGCTTTTATTAGTAGAAGCAAGATATTCTGGACTTTTAGTAAAAAGTGAAAAAGCTAATTTTTTAGGGTCATTAATTTCAGCTTCTGTTTTCTTAACATCTCCAAATACTCTTTCACCAGTATCATCAAAATAATAATAACCATCTGCAGCTTTAGTTTTAGTTCTAGCAGGGGTTGATTTAATAATTTCATTTGCCATAGACATAGAACGATCAGCTTCTTCATATAAGCCAGATTGTCTTAATGCGTTTGATATAGCTTTAAAATCTTCAGCAGTTTCAGGATTAGGATATTGTTGCATAATGCTATCAATAGCATTTTGTTTTGCTATTCTAGGATCACCTTGACCACCCATCATGCCTGTCAGACTCATTAATGCTGCATTATCTCGATCACCAAGTAATGAAGAATTGTAATACATTCCGTATCTTTTACCTCCACCACCTACTTGTCCTGCTTTTTGAGCATCAAGTTCCATTTGTCTGTCCATAGCATATCTGGTGTCAAACATACTTGGCATTGTAAAGTTTTCTGCCATTCTTATCTCCTAATTAACTAAACAGGCTTCCTAATATAGAACCCCACGCATCACTTCTGCCTTTTGATTTCTTTGCAGCTTCAAGTGCTTGTAAATCTCTCCATGCTGTTGAAGCCTCACTAACACCTGCCATGTTTGCAATTGGTTGAGGTGTAGGCATTACTTTCATGTTGTTAGCTATGCTTCCTAAATCTGCCATCATTCCTACAGCACCATATTGTCTGTTTAACCCAGAATCAATAAGTTGTTGTGATTGTAAAAACGCTTGATTTTGCATTGCTAAATCTCTTTCGTTTCTTATTGCAGCAGCATCTACATCTTCTTGAAATCGGCTAGTTGAAGATGCACCAGTAGCATTTTGCCTTTCTAATCTTCTAGCTTCTTCTCTAGCATCACTAGGTGCATACATATTACGCATCATATCAAATTGTTGTTGATAGGCATCTTGCCAACCACCACCTGCTAAAGCATCTGCTTCTTCACCAAAAACACCTTGCCTTTTAATCATAGCATCGTAGATAGCTTGGTTTTCTGGCGATAAGCTAGAAGTAACCATATTTTTATCTCTATCCCATCTAACCTGTCCACCTACACCAGTTACATCTGGGGTTGATCTTTCCCAAACTAGCTTGTCTAATTCTTTTTGGTATTCAAAGTCCATTTCAGCAAATTCAGAGCCTCTACGACCTCCTCCACCAAAGCCACCCATAGGAAAACCAAATGAACTGGTTTGTCTTTTACTAAGTGGAGATGCTAAGTATTCTTTATTACTAACACCAAGTGTTTGTCTATTGCCTAGTCCATACGAACCTCTTTGTTGTTTGTATGCTTGTGCATATTTTTTTGGACTGTATGACCCATAGCCTTTTTGTCCACTTTGTCCTTGAAATAATGCCATTTCTATCTCCTATTATGTTCCTGAATAACCTATTTTTATAGTAGAACCACCATTACCTGACGAACCTACACTAAATCCTGTTGCTCCTGATACTGAATTTCCCGAGTACAGTATTGTTGATTGTCCACTACCTGTTGTTGTTCCTTGTCCATCTGAGTCTGTACCACCTTCAGTTTGGTTGTAATAACTAAAATAAAACCCCGGTTGCAAATTTATTTGTACTCTATAGTCACTACCCGGACTTCCACTTACACCATATGGCTGTTGCTTAAACATTACAGTACCATATGTATTCCAATGGGTAGTTATCATAGTAGAAAAACTACTGTTAAAACTCCAAGAAAAAGTAATTAATGGATTAGTACCCGGTGGATAAGGATGTCTAGTCCATATCTTAGTACCATTAAGGTACACATTATCCATATTAGTACCATTTAACTTGACATCGTGTTGTCCTGTTAAAGCACTACCATTAAAGTAAATATCTCCTGACATCTTCTTATGATGTAGCTATATATAAATCACCACCAGATGTCCAAATCTTAGCCATACCAAATACTGTTTGTGAAGCATTAGGTGTAGCTGCTTCAACAAAAGCTGTTGTAGCTATCTGTGTAGTGTTAGTACCTGCCGAAGCAGTAGGTGCTGTTGGTGTTCCAGTAAATGCTGGACTTGCTTTTTCACCCTGTACAAAAGCTGTACTTGCCGCTTGAGTAGTATTTGTTCCTGCTGAAGCAGTTGGTATAGTAGGCACTCCAGTAACAGTTAAAGTACCTGCTACTGTTATATTATTTGCAGAAAAACTTTCTCCACTATCACCATTTATATCTGCTTTAGAATTGATTGCTGTTCTAACTGCTGTAAATTCAGTATTAAAATCAGATCCAGATATTACTTTTGCTGCATCACTATCTGAAAGTGCATCTTTACCTGCCCAATTGACTGCTATAGTGTAATCACTCATCGTATTTTCCCTTGTTTTGAAATAATTGCTAAATCTTGTAAAGAAGCGTTGTATCCATTACTTACAATACTTAAATTTAATTTTAAATGTTTTGCACTACCTGTAAGTGCTGTTTGATACTCTTTTAAACCATATATAGGTGTATATTTAACATCACCCCATAATGAGGTTGATGCACCCCACAAAGCTATATTTCCAGTAGTTGTAGGATTTAAATTTATTTGTGTAGTAGTTGATGGGTTAATACTAAAATCTTTGTACCATTGCAAACCTAAAATTGCACCAGACCCACCTTCTAAAACTAATATCATTTTTTTGAGAATTGAAGCTGCTAAATCGCCTACTTTAACCCATATACTAGATACATCAGCAGTAATAGAAGCATTAGTATAACTAGCTGCCGAATTAACCCAAGCAAGATCGGTATCAAAATATCCTTCATATCCTGCTATACCTCCATCTTTTTGTCCAACTAACAAGCCACTATATAATTCTGTATAAATCATAGAACTTGGTTCTCTATTTGCTTCAAAAGACCAAGTTGTTATTCTTGGTGTGCCTTCTGGTGTAATATGTTTAAAATCAAAAATATAAGTAATATTTTTATCTGTGAAAGTCATAATGTATATGCCTTCGTTTTCTACATAAACACTTTTAACATTTGTACTTTGACCAATATTTCTAATCATAGTATCTTTAATATTAACTGTTAAATCTGTCAGAGGTAATTTATCTTTTTCCGTAGTACGAGCAAGTGATCGTAAACCAGTTGCAGATAAAAATACTAAATCATCACCAATAGCTTGAACACTATCTCTAGCTATACAACCAACACCTCTTATAACCTCGTCAAGTGCTAAAGAACTTACAGTTTGTGGAGAATTGTATATAGCAATATTTTCTTTACCAAATATAACTAACTTTCCATAGAACGGTGCTAATGCTATAACCTCATCATCACCCCAAACTTTTTTAAGGTCTATAAATCCTGTATCACCACCTGTCCAATCATCACCATCTAAAAGATTAGAGTAATAAACAACATCTTTTGCTTCTGCTACACCACCACACCATATCCTTCCATAAAATCCCATACCGCAACTAGGGTCAAACAATGTGCTAATAGAAGCAGGATCAGTCGCATGTGCTGCCCACCTAGAACCAGAACTTAAACTACCATCATATCTTTGTGGAACAACTCCAGCATGAAAACAATGTAATCTACTGTTAAAATTAATAAACTGCCAGTTGCCAGTTGAGTTAGCTACAGTATGTTTAACATCAGCACCACTACTAGGAAACGCAGCATTAGGTGCAGAAAAATCTATTGTATAAATACTTGTTCCATAACTTGCAAATATTTTATTAGTAGTTTGGTCAAAATGTTCTGTTATTGATCCAATGCTTGTACCTGTTGGCACTACTTTTTGTTTAAAACCTTTTCTAAATGATATTCTTCCAGACTCTCTAAGTACAACATTGTTCGCAGAAGTAAGATAACTCTGATCTAATGTTGCAGGATTATCTTGTGTGTTAAGTCCATTAACACCAAAATCATTTAAAGGTTGATATGCTAAAGATTTTGCCATTATCTAAAATTTAATCCTGTTGCGTATTGACTACTATGATTTTCATTTACAAACCAATCTGATTCGTATTTAGTATTACCACTATCTAATATAATTGCTTGTTTAAGTGCTTCATTAGCTTCTTGTGCCATTAAACTAGATTGCGTTCCACCATCTTCACCTCTTTCTGCTATTGCCCTGGCCCATGCCCCTAATATAACTGGTTGAGCAGGAACTTTTAAAACTGTAGCAGCATTTGTTAATTTGTCTTGATATTTAACTATATCAAATGAAATAGTATGAGCCTCAGTAGGTACTGGCGATAAATCAACTTTTAAATTATTAGAACTATCACTACCATTAAAAGCATAATATAAAGGCTCACCAGTATCGTCTGTAGGATACTTTATAGTGTTAATGTACTGTTTGCTTACCTGATGTAAATGAAGGCCTGTATTGTTGTTTATTGCATCCATTATTTTTATCTCTTGACCAGATGATAAATTGTAGTTTTTTGTACTTGCTACTGTAGATATATCAACTGTTTCTCTAAGATTAAGCCAATCATGTCTTTCTTCAACACCTCTTTTAGCATCATTAACTAATGATCCTATAACTTTATGATAGGCAGATATATTAGCACTATCATTAATTGCACCTGACCAATCTGTCGCAATTGTATCTTCACGCAATCTTATTAATACTTCATTAATTAATTCTCTATAAGTCATAACCTATCCTTTAATTATTTTTCCCCATACTGAACATCTGCCATCTACAATATCTACTACTTCAACTTGAAAATTACCGTTGTCAAAAAAAGTAACAATTCCAAATGCATGATTCCAATTATGTAACCTACCTTTTAACCATGTGTTGTTTTCTGCTGACATATCTTTTAAACAACCCATTGACCAAGCACTTATATTTCCGTCTAACAACCTTGTTGATGAAAACCTTGAAACATCATGTGTGTGTCCGTACATAATGTTTGTACCGTATCTTTCTAAATGTGTCTTAGCATGTGTAGTTGTTGTATAAGCACCATGTACAAAAGACAACTTACCAATAGTTAAAACTTCATTGTATTTACGATACTCATAACCTCTGTCATCCCATTTACAAGCACTTCTAAATAAATATTTATCAAGATATGGGTTTTCTTCTACAAAGGCATCTAGCCACTCATCATGATTACCTGCAAGAATGTGTCGAGTATTGCATTTAATCTTGTCTAACACCCTGTCAAACCTGTCTATTTGTTTATTTACAGCTTTAACTTCTTTGTCTATCTCTGGTAGTTGGTATTCTAATGGTGGTCTTTTTTGCCTTTTGTATCTATGACCCGATACAGAATTCCATTCTCCAACATCGCCCAGATTTATAAATATGTCTGGCTTAATAACTTCTATCGCCTTTAGTACAACTTTGACCGCACTCTCATCATGTATCGGAAAGTGTTGATCGGGTATAACAATCGCCCTTTTCATTTTTACCTACCTTTTGCTAGTTGCGCTCCAAAGTAGAATTCGATTATCATTGTTGCCCATCCAAATATTTCATCAAACTTCAACATCCCTTCTACACTAACATATTCTATCACATCAGGTGTTAATTGAATCCCTAAAATATCAAAACCTTCTGTTACTGTAGGAATAACTGTTGGTATATCCCAAAATACAGGTGCTACTTGTGTAAATATAACTAAAGCCAGTATAGTTAAAATAATAATTCTTCGATTCATAGCAGCCATTGGACTTTCCTTGTCTGCTCGATCTCTAGCTTGGTTTATAGAATCATTCCTAACTTGTAGGTTCTGAATCATTAATTTTTGTTGTTCTTGTGCTGCTTGACTTTTAAGTGCAAACAACTTAGCAACAAAGCCTAAAGCTATAGGTGCTACATTAGTTAAAAATCCGATCATGCGACCAACCTCAATACATTAAATATGCCAACTTCAGATGCTAAAAAGTAAGCAAAACCACCTAACAAAAAATATCTAATTTGGTTGAGCATATTAAATATCTTTTGTATCTTAGTATTAGTATCATCAATCTTGCTAAACAACTTACTTATTTGTGAAGTATGTTTGTCTAGTTGTAATTGCACCCTGTTGTCATCCATTATTTACCCCAATTTTTTCTAGCTTTATTTTGTGCTGTTTTATTAAGTTCACCATAATGAAACAACTTTGTGCTAGAGGCAGTATGCGTTTTTCCAGAATGTAAAGTACCATCATCCATTTTGTGCATACCACCTGTATGCTCAGTTCCATCTTTTTTATAATGTTTAACACCTTTCATTATCTTTTCTTTGGTTTTTTACCGTATCCCATAATATCTCCTAGTTTGCTAGTGGATTATCTAAAGACTCTTGTATACGCTTTTCCATGTCTACTTTAGTCTGCTCTACTTTAATATCAAAGCGATCTAATTTAGTGTCGTAGTTTGTAAGTTTCGTATCTACAGACTGTAATTTAGTATCTACCTTTGACTCTAAGTTCCATTGACTGTTACGCAAATCAGTCATATCTTTTTTCAATTCAATTTTTATAGCGTTAGCATGTTCTTCTATTCTTATCACATCGCTAGAAGTCTTTGCCATCTGTCCAGCTATTGCATCTAAGTCTAAATTTGCGATTCCTTCGACTTTTTGATATAACAGGAACCCTCCATAGAGTGAACCAACAATCGTTGAAATTAGAGCAAATGCTGCGACCAAACTAGTATATGTAAACCTTAATCCCAGAAATTTTAGTCTTTTATCAACTAAACCTTCAATTTGTGCAACCTTTTCTCCTAGATCAGCCATTAGTTATTAAAGTCACCATTTTCTTGCATTAATTTTAAATATTCAATTTCTTGCTTTAATCTTTCTACTTCTAGCCTTCGTCTTTGTAATTCAAGTTGATACAGCGTATTACAATTAATTCTTTCGTTTGGTGCATCTAAAGGAATAATTAACCTAGCATACAATCCTATGTCTTTAGTTTGCGGATCATTACCTTCCTTTCCTATAATTGGCACAACAGCATTATTAATTACACCTGTCATTCCAATCTCAAAATTTGTACTTCCACCTATAGCATTTTTACAATCTAAGTCACCTGCTCTAATACTGTCCGAACCACTTACTGAACTAATATTAGGTATTGAAAAACTCATTGAACTACTGTCTGCTATAACCTGTGTACTAAGAAAGGCGTAGCAACACACATACCTTAACCACTTCACTTAAACCTCGAACAAATCTTTGATTCTACTATTGGTTTAAAATCATCATTGCCTCTAAGTTTTGATGTTGAACAAATGTATGCAGCTTGTTTTACATTTGCTTCATTAACATAAACATCAAATTTCACAGAACTTAAATAATTTATTTTAATAATTTTGTATCTAGTAACAAACGGTATTGCATTCCATTCTTCATCAAACACACCAATTTGATACCATTGAACATCGGATCTTTTATTAAACACTTTCATTGTAGTCATTTTAGCACTTGGTATAAACGACATTTTCCACTTTGGGTAAGTGGGTGTCATATCATGTGCTATTACACTACCACATAGAAACAACCACAGTATTACTGAGCGATACATTCTGCTACTACAACTGCCGAATATGAACCACCAGGAAATGCCTTTTGTTGTCCACCACCATAAGTGGCAACTGAAGTTACACTAAACCAAGTTGTTCCTGCATGTGCTAAAGCGTAAGTTCGCATGGCTCCACCATTTGATACGGTACTAGCAGCTTGATAACCAGACATATCTGAAGAAGATGTTTGGTCTACTGCTACTTCTCCTGTCCATACAACTGTGTCACCTAAACTTGGACTTGAACTAAAAGATGTAGGATAACTTATCTGTGCTTTGTAAGCATTAGCTAGAGATGTATCTACACGAACAATAGGCACTTGACCATTACTTGCAGGTAAAGTAGTAAGTGTATAAGCATTAGGGTTTCCGTAATAACCAACAGTATCAGTATTAACTGTACATCTCGATTCAACAGTTCCGTTAATATTTGTATTAGCTTCTACTTTTTTTGCAAACATAGAACAGCCAGTAAGTACAAGAACTAAACTAATTGCTAATAATTTATTCATTTGTATTGATCTCCTATCATTTCATTCATTAATTTATCTTGACCTAAACTTCTTAACGCTTTTTTATTGTCTACTATTTTACCACCTTGTAACGCTATAGACTCACGATACATCCCACCCTGGATCTCTGCTACATAATAAGAGTTAATATTTGTAGCTTTGTTTATTTGTTTTAAAAGCGATGCTTGTGATGCTGTGTTAGCTATAGTTAAGGCATTCTCTGTGGCTGCCATTGCTATTTCTAATCGTTCTCTTTCTTCATCTTCTTCTTCTGTTTCTCTTTTTTCTTCCTTTTTATCCAAAAGGTTGTCATTCACCTTTTCTGTCGCATCATTAACAATTTCATCTTCTAAAACATTATATATTTCTATCTTAGGTATAACTGGCAATGGTGGTATGTAGTTAGGGCAACTTTCATCATTCTGTGCGTTTCTACATAAATCCCATCTGTACATATAGAGTATAGTTACATCCTCCACACTACCTGTACCTGTACTTCTGATCCTGCCATCACCAAACTGTTCTATTGGTGTGTAAGGTAAAGGTATAACATTCTGTACTTTTCCACCATGTTTACCAGACCAATCTTCTGTGTCTTGAAAAACATAACCACCACCAACTTTGTCATTCTCTATTGTGACTGTAAAGTCATCTACTACATTTTTAACTGTTGTGTAGTTGTAAAGCACACCACTTATATCTAAACCTTCTTCTGCACTTACACCCAAAGTGCCTGTATTCATTTTCCAAGTATTGCCATATAAAGCAGCATTACTTGTATAGCCAAATTCGTAACTAAAAGAATATAAAGGCAGCAGCAACAGTACCCATGATGTTAAGAGCCTTTTCACGCTTTTCTGCAACACTAATTTCATTCTTCTCCTCTGGCATTGGTATCTCATCTGTCTTGACTGCCCATGCTCTCTTAGCCTCATCACCGATCAAACCATCTATAGGGCAAGGTGTTCCTGCTGACATCATTGCAGACCATACATCTGGGTCTTGACACATCACACTAACTGCTGCAACTTTCATTCCAAACATATAAAGCTTTTGTGCTTTCTTTAGTCTTAGGCAGTTTTCTTCTGTGTATGTCGTACCTACTGATAAACCTAAAATCTGTGTCTGTACTGAACCACTAGAACTGATCGTACATAAATCACTATTGTTTCCACTACCAAACTGAGGCGATATTGCACTTGGCGGTGGACTTTCTACCTTAGTTGTCTGCGTACCATTTGTTGTAACAACGCTTGTCGAATCTGTAACAATAGGGTCAGCAGCCATTACTGGCACTACAAACACTATCCAAAATGCTAGGACTATAAACCCAGCTATTACATTGTTACGCAGTCTGTCAGACATTAGGCTTCTACTTTAGCTGCCTTTAATTCATCAGTAGTAGTCATACTATCTACTTGATTTGTAATATCTCTGAGCCTCTGCTTTTCTGTGACAATAGCAGAAGTATCTGAGCCAGCTTCTTGTGCCTTCATAAACAGAATGTCTTGTTCTTCTAACAGAGGTTTTCTGTCTGCTCTAAGTCTGTCCTTAGTTATGGCTTTAGCTTTAGTTATGTCTACAGTAATTGGCATTACAGATTCTCCTTCATATTGTATTTAGCTAAGTCCTCTGCACTTAAATCTGCTGAAGTCTTTTCATCAGAACCAGCGGTATATGTCCAAGCATCTCTAAAGGCTCTGTCAGACAAGTCAACATCATCACCTATAATTTCGTATTTAGTTCCAGTAGGTAAGTCTTTGTTAGCTATGTGTATTAGCTTTTCTTCATCTGTTCCTGTTAGCTGTGCTAAGAATTTAGGAGCTGGAATTATTACTGATGCTACTCCATCATTGTCATATATTAATTTCATATTAATCTCCAAAATAAACTGAATGGAAGCGGTCAGGGTCAGCCTGAGAAGTATTGCCTGTTCTATAAATTAACCAAGCTGCTGTAGATGCTGTGTTGTACGCTTCATAAGAAACAGCTAAATTATCATTATGTGAACCCGATGTATTTGAAGCAGTACCAACAGCTGCATAAGCTGCGTTTGCTAAATTATTGCTAAAATTTACACGGAAATTACCTACGCCACTATCTGTTACAGAACTTATATTATGAGAATCTTGAATAGTAGGTGTTGAGTCAAACATACACCAAGCCTTTGCAGTAAACTGTGACAAGCCTCTGCCATCTGACAAAACTTGCAGTTGTGAATTTCCACCATTATTTCTAAAATCTGTTATTGGAACTGAGCCTGTACTAGCTGATTGAAAAATAGCTGGGTATTCACCAGCTACAGTCGACTTGACAAATAAACCTGTTTCGCTACCACCATCTATTTCTAATCGTGCTTCGGGAGTTGTGTGATTAATTCCAATTCTTTCAGCACTTGTGATAGTTATAGCAGTAGCATCAGCATTGTCATCAATACCTGTCGAAGTAAAGTTAGGTATCGTACCTGTCAGCTTGGTCGCATCAATCGTAGTAGAAGTAAACGCACCGCTAGAGCTG